GTAAACCTCGGCGTAATACTCTGTTGCGTCGATTCGCACCGACAGGTCCCCGGATCGGGCAATCTTGTTGACGCGGAATGGTTTTGTTTCCACGTTCAATTCGCCGATGGCGTAGAGATCGAATTTCACGGGGAGCGGATCGAAGTCGGGGGAGACATTGCAGGTGAACGGGTCGCCCGTCTGTTCGTCGGCGCACTTAAGCGTGTAGACTTTCCCGGCTTCGGCCGCAAGGTAGTTCGCGCCTACGGCCACTTGCCAGCCATTCGCCACGGTCGCGACGGCCTCCCCAAAACGAGCACCAGAAGAAACACCGCCGGATGGCGCGATAACTGCGGCCCCACGCTGCACCCAGGCCGATCCGCTCCAGTCGAATATGTAGAATGCCCCCTGATTCGTCAGGGTCTGGTCCCAATACGGCGCGCCGATATAGAGTACAAGCCCGCTTGCTGATGCAGCGATGGATTGCCCGAATAGGTCCGTTCCTCCTGGGTCCGACGGCGTTACCGACGCGGACGCAGCCCCAAACGTGGAGCCATCGTATGGGACGACGTATACCTGTCCCGCCGCTGGCGATGCCGGTGCGCCCATGAATACGGTAGCCCCGTCAGCGCTGCACGCCAGCGCCATCCCGAGTTGCTGGTCGTCCCCGCCGGTGGCTGACGTAACCTGATCGTACGCGCCTGTGTCCCCGTTCCAAACGTAGGCATAAACAACGCCTTTCCCGCCACCAGAGCCGCCACCAGCGTAGGGCGCCGCAGCAAACAGCCTTAGCGCGTCCGATGAAGCAGCAACGGATCGGCCGAACCGACCGCCGGCCGCGCAGCCGCTGTCAATCATGTTCCCGCGCAGAACCCACGCGCCTGCGACCAGATCGAACACTGCAACTCTGCCGTTGCCGCCAGCCCTCGATGCGCCAACGAACAGAACCTTTTCCGAGTCTGCGAGACACACTGACGCGCCAAAGCCCTCCCCCCCGACAACGCCAGGTGGCGCCATAACGCTGCCACGTTGGACCCAATCAGTCCCGACAAGATCGTACGTGTAGACTCCTCCGCAGTTCCCCGCGGGCCCTTCCCAGTCGGGTGCGCCAATGACCATAACTGTGCCCGTAGGGTTGAATGCAACAGAAGACCCAAAATGGTCATAGGCTGCGGTGTCCCCTGCCGCGATTACGCCTATGGGTTCTGGCGTTGCTACCGGGATTGGGCTCGGCAGCGTCGGTGGTGTGGCGGTCTTGCTGACAAGCGTCCCATCGCCCAGACGAACCCGCACGGTGTAATCCGTCCCCGGGGTCAGCGTCACCTCTTTGTCGAGCGTGAGCGTGGAAGCTGTTGCCGCCACGATACGCCCGCCGATCCCCCACCTGGGCACGTCATGCTGGACTAGAACGACGTCACCCACCTGACAGGCGAGAGCATCAATGTCGGCGTGAAAAGAGACGGTACGCCGGATGTATTCGTTGAGGCGAAGCCGGTAGAGCCCCTCGCGGTATGCCCGCTGGTAGTTGGTGATGCCGGCAAGCGTGATTTGCGTCGGCGTGGCCACGTCGGTTGAAGCGTCGAAACCATCCATGTAGGCGATGACGGTATCGCGCTGGTAGTCCTTATCCTCGTTGACAAAGCTGATCTCTACCGCGTTCGCCCGGTCCCGGCTGGACAGGAACTCGCCGGCGAATGAATCCAGACCGATGTTACCCACAGTGAACATCTGCACCGGCGTGTCTTCCTGCCCGTCGAACGCACAGGAGAACTTGGTGCCGCGCATGAGGATCATGCCCCGGCCGATTTGCGCCACCTTCTGCAATTGCTCCCAGAGCCTTCCAGGGGCGTCAAGGTAGATATTGGCAACGCAGCGGGCTTCCGTGTGTCCGGTCGGCACCTCGTCGCAGAAGTCGGCCCAGGCATCGAACATGGCGAAGTCAATCTTCGTGTGCGCCTCGCCAAACACAACGGTTTCGTCGGCATCCGTCTGGACGTTGTGCAGGACCTTGGCGCGGTGGATGAGGTCGTAACAGATCCATGCCGGGTTGGTGGCGGCCTTTTTGACGTAGGCCGAGGTGGCAGTGTCATAGACCAGCACAGTCGAGCGGGTTTGAAGCCACGAGATCGACGGCATCCCGCCGCTCAGTTTGTCGGTGGCGAGAGCACGGATGCCCACCAGCACCTTGCCCGGCCGGCTGAAATCGTCGTAGATGACGTGGGTCAATTGCGTCCAGAGCAGCATGTTGGCGTAGAGCGTCCCGGTCCCCTCGGAGCTGACAAGCTGAAGCTGAACTTCGTATTGATCCTCGTCCAGGTCGTCTATCCGGTAAACGCGGCGGGTTGCCGTGGTTTCCTTACCCCGGATCTCTTCCTCTGTCAGCCAGTCGGTCCATGAGACATCGCCCACCTTGCGGTATTGTGCCGAGAACTTGACCCAGGTCTCGTATTGCGCCCCGTCCGACTGGTCGATGCGATACAGCCCGTTCGGCAATTGAACCGCGATCTCCAGCCCCTTGCCGCCATCACCTTCGGTCTGATACGCCGTCCAGGCCGATGTCGTCAGCTCGTTGGAAAAGAACTGATCGGCGTAGGTGTCGGAGAAATGCGCGAGAGCCGCCTGGTCGTTCGTCCCGAGAGTGCTTTCAATGACCAGAGACGCCCCCGCGCTGGGCACAGATAGCCGCGTCCACTGCGCAAATTGCGTCTCGGTGGCGTCGGTGAGCTTCACCCGGACGGAGTAAATGCCGCTGGTCAGCCCGAGCTTGCGCCAGGTCCGTTTGAAGGCGTCGGATCGGATCGTGCCGACCGACTCAGCCACCCAAGCGGTCCATGCCCCCAGGCCAGTTTTATATTCAGCCGTGATGGTGACAGCAGACGAGAGCCCGTTGAGAAAGTTCACCTCGATGTCGAGGCCGGTGCTGGCCACGGCGGCGGTTGCTTCTCGAAATCCGATCTCACCGCCAGAGTAGCCGATGGTGGACGCGACAGAAAGATCCGTCATGTCCTCGTCGGCAAGCGCGAAGTTCGTGGATGGGTTGCCGTTGATCTCCAGATCGGTGATAGAGTCTATCGGCCCCTCCCCGCCACAAAGAAGCAGGTTGAGGAACTGGTGCTTTCCGTCGCCCGAGACGTGCTGGTTGAGCACGGTCCCGGTGACGCGGTAGGTGCCATAAGTGAGCGGCACGCACCCGCCTTGCGTTGAAAGCGGCTTCATCTGGCCCCATGAATGCCCGTTTTCCCACGATGACTCGGCAACGTTCGGGGCCTCCACATTCACCTTTGGCGACATGCCACCCATGAGCGAGCCGCCAAGGAAAAGCAGAGCGCCAGCGGCAAGCCATGTACTGCTTGAGCCAGCAGCAAACGCCCCAGCAAGCACGCCGCCTGTGCCAAACGTGGCAACGGTGAGCGCGATAGCCGCCACTGCCGTGATGACGTTCTTTCCGCCGCCGCCCCCGCCTCCTCGGATCGTCGGGCAATACGCCACGGTATCCCCAGGCTTCGGAGCGGTTGCGAGATCCACGACCCGGCCGTTGATGCTCACCGTGTGGCCCGCCGGCACCACGGTCGAAAGCGGAATGCCGGAAGAGATCAGCGAGGTTTTGCGCTCGTGCGGCTTGAACGGGTTGGGGACGTGGATCAGGCGAACGTCAAGCAGGGACATAGAAGCCCTCGATTCTGTGTGCCCATGACGGCGCCGTGGTGCGGTCGATGTTCACGCCCACCTTTTCCCGCGCATGGATGAACTTGTCTTTCCCAAGGTAGACGCCGCAATGGTTAGTGATGGGCGAATTGAACCGGATCAGCACGATACAGAGCTTTGCCGGCGCGAGGATGCTTTCCCACCTCGGCATGTGCCGCTGTTTCTCGATCTCGGCGCCAACTGAGATAATGTCGAGAGCGCTGTGCGCAAAGTCAGGAAGCACGACGCCATTGCGAAGGTAGACTTCTCTGACTAGGCCCCAGCAATCGTACTCAGGCCCACGCCCGCCGTCTTTAAAGGGTCGCCCGATGAGATCGTTATACAGAGGCATAGAAGCCTCCCAATGGCATCCCAGGCTCGCCGCCGAAGCGGGTTGAGTTGCCGCGCTCTCGGCATTGCGCCAGGGTTTTCAGACATCCCGGGTAGACCGTCATGGTGGCACTGGCGATCCCGCATTCGACGCCACCGTATTGGAACGGGCAGAAGTCCTTGAGGTGCCTACGCTCGGGAACGCGCCTGGTGAGCTTGGCATCGCCGCCCAGGGTGAACGTGATCCAATAGGCGTCATACTTGCACCCGGCCACGATGAAATCAAGCTGGAGCTCTGGGGAAGCCTCGTCGAGATGGCCAGAGTTGACCACCCGAAGCGTGACCGGCATGTCGGCGCCACCCGAGACATCCTCGATGATGGATTGGATCTCCTGCGTGACGTTGGACACCCGGAGCGTTGCCGATGGAATTTCCCCTTTGCCAGTCTCGTCCACGCTGTCGATCTCGAAAGGAAACGCAACCCAGGTTTCACCATCCCACGTAATGTCGGAATTGTTGTTACAGAGGCGTATGGTAGTTGCCGGCGTGGTCGGTACGGTGACTTCGACCAGGATTACCCAAACGGTATCCCCGGCAATCTTGTGCATTTCCAGGAGAGCGGCGGCCGATAGCGACAGAGGCATTAGACTTCCTCCAGCTTCACAGATACAGACCAAAGCTTCGGCAGGCCGGTGGAAGCCCACGCGACGACCTTCGCATTGATCTTATCAGAGAAACGCACGGTTGTCTCGGTGTCATCGGTGACGCAGATCCAGGTGAACGACGTGGACCCGCCGTACTTCGCCGTCCAGAAGGCCATGAGCAGGAGATAGTGGGCGTTCGTCATGGCCTCCCATGCCAGATTCCACGAGCGAGGCATGCGGGTGTATCGCGGCCGGGTGAGCACGTATCCGCCTTCTGCTTTCGAGCGGATGGCGGGATCAGGATATTCCTCGGTCGGAAGAGACGGCGCAACGATTGCCGGCCAGTCTGCCATATCAGGCCCCCTTTATTGCGGAGCGAAGCCCGCCGGTGTCGCGTGCGTAGGCATCGAGCCAGAGGTCAATGATCATCTCTTGCCCGCTGCGGGTAACTGTTTGGCGAGTCTGAGCCTGCACTCCGGTGTTGTTGTGAACGTTGACCGTTACGTTCGCTCTGCCCATGCGGTCCAGCTTGGAAAGCGGGATAATGGCTTCTGATTCACCGCCTTCGCCCACCATGGCGAGCGTCGGCTTGGTGACGATGCCGCCAGAGGCGAAGCCGGGGACGGCCATGACGCGGGAGAACCCGGTTATCGCGGCCAGCCCAGCCATGCCAGCAGCAGCGTTCGCGCCAAACGTCGCGGCCGAAACCATGGCAGCCGCCGGTGCCCACGCTTGAGCAACTGCGGTTCCGGCGACTGTTGCCGAGGCAATCTGTGCGGCTGTCTGGCTGACCTGGATCTGCTTCTCGAACATGGCGGCCAAGCGGCGCTGGATCTGCCACTTGACGAACATCTCAATGATGGACAGGCCAAGCGCCTTCATGCCTTCGGCTGCGTTCTTTGTGCCCATGACAATTCCGGTGAGGGTTTCAGACAGTCCATTGTAGACCGTCCGGTACCCCTCGGCCATGTAGGACATCTCGGTGCGGTTCGCTTCACGGTCGAACATATTGGAGGTGTCGATCATTTCCCGACGACCCTCGAGGTATGCCCGCTCGGCTGAGGCTTTGGCGTCGAGGTGTTGGAG